AATCCCACCCCCGGTAGCTCGGGGCAAACTCCTTCCGAATACAAGTGTACTACAACCAAAACTCATTCTTAAGAACAAGAAACTTAGGAAACAACTGAGAAGGAAGGATATATAAGATGAGCATATCGAAGTTACCGACGGGATTAAAAGCAGAGAAAGATCGTCTTCGGCAAATCTCGGCTCTGTTGCAGTCTGAAATCGAAACCGGGAATCTTGAAGGATTGATTATCTTCGGCAGAGATTCAGAAGGCAAGATGATTACAATGACTACGCAGGCATTACGATGCGACTTACTCGGGTACGCGCAATGTCAACTAAACCTATTCTTTAATATACTAGCCGCAGGGCTAGAAAGTACCGGGGAACATGTAGAACTTCCCGACGTGGAAGATTAACCTGTAAGGAGGGTAACATGGTAGCAAAAGTAAAGAAGACAGAAGTAGCAGAAGCGGTTGAGGTAGCAGTAAAGGCCGTGCCTGTATCTAAACCAGAGATTAAGGTAGTAGCCGTAGTTCCGGCACTCTTGCAAGAAGTCTTGAATCTCTTGCAAACTGAACTACCGATGAAGACAGTACGTACCGTTGTGACACAACTTGAATCGTGTCCGCTGATGGTAGTGAATCAACCAGAGGAATAAAGTAGATGGCGAGTAGGCGAAGCGAAGTAAAACATAATGAGATAGTCACCGTTACATTTGGTGCTGATTCGGGAACTCTGCGATTGAAAATAGTGCAAACTATTACTAAAGATATTGCAGTGGCATGTACTGTCAATTCTGCGACTAATCCGGATACTAGCAAAGATTCCGTGGATGATAATACATTCTGGATTCCAGAAGATCAAGCTGCCCTTGAGTTTACTGAGTCCGCTCCTAGCGGCCCGTGGCAAGTTAGGATGCAGGCTGTCGGTGGTAGGGCAATAGTTCAACTTACGGACGATAGCTAATGGCTGCTCAGTTTCAAGGATATGTACCATCTAGTACGGTTGCCCCCGGTGGGGGTGACATTACAAAGGTTGGTACTCCTGTTGATAACCAAATTGGCATATGGACAGGAGACGGCACTATAGAAGGCGACTCTAATCTAACGTGGGATGGTACTAAGTTTGTATTGGCCGGAGTAGGGGGTCAAATAAAAGTCCTAGATGGAACAGAGGCACTTCCTGCATATTCATGGAGCGGTGATCCCACTACAGGTTTTAGGCGAGTGGGCGGTGGACAGGTACATTTTTCAGCACTTGGAACTGGTGCGTGGGCATTTCAGGCAGCAGTTATGGGATCTGTCACTACGGGAGGGCCTCAATTTCGTAACGAAGTTGCTTCAGCTACTAACCCGACAGTTATTCCTGACAACGCAGATGCCGATACAGGATTGGGTCAAAACGCTCTTGATCAATTATCACTAATTGCTGGCGGTTCTGAAATTGCTCGCTGTATAGAACAAGGTGTTGGCAATGATCAGTTTCTTCTTGCGCCTACTCTGTCGGGTAATGCAACATTTCCTTCTTTGGCTTTTGGAGATGGGGACTCAGGTATTTACGAGACCGTTGACGATCAACTCGCCATTACTATTGCCGCAACAGATCGTTGGATTATTGCTGTCGATCAGATAGGTGGAATTCTTGCTGGATCAGCGATGATCCTAAATGAAACTGCTTCGAATACGAACCCAACTATAGTTCCTTTCCGCACCGATCCAGGTTCCGGATTGGGTGGAATCAGTGGTCAACCTTCACTTATCGCAAACGGAAAGAGTGGCATGTCTGTCTCAGAAGCAGCGGGAGCAGTAAAAATAGGTTTTTATGGTGTCTCGCCGATTGCAAGGCAAACCGGCGTTTCCGTTACGACGTCGGCCGTTCACGCGGCACTGGTTGCATTGGGATTAATCACGGCATAAGAGAGGAAATAAACTATGGCTTTAACGACCAAAAGCTACGAAGTAACCCCCGAAGATTTCAAAGATAATAGCGGGAGATGGAGAACACGCTCCCTATTTATGGAAACTAACCCCGATGAATCAAAGTACCCAAGTATCTTTACACTCGCTGATACCGACCAACATGGACGAATATCTATGCGACGTATTTACCTCGAAGCCAACGACCCCACGGAATATATGGCAGCTAGGGATATATTTGGAACTGTTGATTGCTGGAATAACCTTTGCAACTCCTCCTTCTTTAAGCCACATCTTGACAAGTGGCGATCTCAACTTCATTGTAGGATACGTTCAAAAGCGGTTAAGCAGATAATAGAGGCAGCCTACGGAATCACGGATGCTAATGCACAGCGACTCAATGCAGCCAAGTGGTTAGCAACACAACAGTGGAACGACAATAAACCGATTGAACAGAAACGAGGTCCTGGTCGGCCTCCTAAGCTCGCAGACCCAGAGACGAGACTAAGAGAGGCACTAGAGGATGACAAAGAAATCGACGAAGACTATCTCCGCATTGTCGGCAAAACAAAAGATTCTGCGGGAAAGAGCGGAAGCTAATCTTGAAGAGTTTATTAAACTGGTTGCCCCTCACCGACTCTTGGGTTCAATACATCAAGAGCTTTGCGCATGGTGGACTCATCCTGATGCAAAGAGTCATCAACTCGTCCTTCTGCCTCGTGATCATGGCAAGTCTGCTTTTGTGGCTTATCGTGCTGCTTGGGAAATTACTCGCAACCCTATTGTACGTATTATATATCTTTCTAGTACATCCGATCTAGCGGAGAAACAGATTGGATCAATCAAAGACATACTCTTGTCGGACAAGTACCGGCGCTATTGGCCGGAAATGGTCAACAAAGAAGAATCTAAGCGAGACCTCTGGACGGTCAAAGAGTTCAACGTTGACCACCCCGCACGAAAGGTCGAGTTCATCCGTGACCCCACGGTCAAGGCGGTCGGACTTACTACAAGTATTACGGGGTTTCATTGCGACGTATCTATATTAGATGACTGTGTAGTTCAAGAGAACGCATATACAGAGGAAGGTCGCAACAAGGTTAAGATGCAGGCGTCCCTGCTTGCCTCAGTTGAGGCAGCAGACGCACGGAGTTGGGTGGTAGGCACCCGCTACCATCCGAAAGACCTATACCAAGACATGCTTGAGATGGAACTACAAGTCTTCGACAAGGATGGTGGCGTCATAGATACTGAAAAGGTATACGACGTATTAGAACGAGAGATAGAAGATGAAGGCACGGGCACGGGACAGTATCTATGGCCGCGCCAGATGAGACCCGATGGCCGATGGTTCGGATTTGACCGGGCAATATGGGCCAAGAAGTACGCGCAGTATCTCGACAAGACACAATTTTATGCGCAATACTATAATAACCCGAACATGTATGAGGGAGGCGGAATCAATGCCGACCGCTTCCAATACTACAAGCCGGAGAAGTTGAACCAATCTAGTGGGCGTTGGTATTACGGAGATAGGCTTCTGAACCTGTACGCCTCAATCGACTTTGCATATTCACTCACATTGAGAAGTGACTATACGGCCCTCGTCGTAATAGGGGTGGACTACGATAACAATATTTACGTACTGGACATAATTCGGTTTAAGACTGATAAGCTGTCCGAGTACTACGAAGCAATCAAACGAGCGCATATCAAGTGGAACTTCCGCAAATTACGCGCCGAGATCAACGCCGCACAGGACGTGATCGTTAAAGACTTAAAAGAAAACTATATCAAATATGAAGGGTTGTCCCTGAGCATTGACCCCTATAGGCCAAGTCGCGATGAAGGAACAAAAGCGGAGCGCATTCGAAATATACTCGAACCCAGATATGCCAATATGTCAGTGTGGCATTACAGGGGGGGTAATTGCCAGATACTCGAAGAAGAACTCATGCTCGGAAAACCTCCGCACGACGATGTTAAGGATGCTCTCGCAGCGGCTGTTGATATTTCAGCCCCGCCTAGGGCGCGAGGAATGAGACGTAAGGTAGGTAATATCATATTTGATGAACGATTCGGTGGGATAAGGTAATGTCAGTACTATCTAGTGTGATGGAGATCAAGTCTATTGGTCCGGAACCGGATCATAAGGCTATACGAATCGCCCGTTGGTGGCAGGATTGGAAGAACAAGAAAGGTCCTTGGGAAAGAGAAGCGGAGTGGCGACGTGACTACATCTTTGCGACAGATACCAAAACAACCCAGAATGTACATCTACCTTGGAAAAACTCTACGACGACGCCGAAACTGTGTCAGATTAGAGATAACCTCCATGCCAACTACATGTCAGCCCTTTTCCCGAACGATGAATGGTTATCTTGGGAAGGTGCTAATGAAGATGCGGTCGCGGTTGCGGTCAAGAAGTCGATAGAAGGATATATGCGGGACAAACTCCGCGCAATCAACTTTAAGAACGATATAAGCCGACTCATATACGATTACATTGACTACGGTAATGCCTTCGCAGCCGTGGAGTATGTATCAGATTCAATGATTGGCCCCGAAGGGGAACATGTACCTAAGTACTCCGGTCCCGTAGTGACTCGTATCTCGCCATTTGATATTGTATTTGATATCAATGCCAGTAACTTTAAACGTTCCCCGAAGATCATACGATCAATTATATCAATAGGGGAATTGCAAGCCGATGCAGATAGGCTAGTCGGAGACAAAGCGAAAGACTTTCAAGCCGCAGTAGAGCAACTACGAACCTTCCGATTGACTATTACTCGGAATAGTTGGGAAGATATCCGGAAGAAATCCGGTATTACCAAGGACGGATTCGGTGATTTACAATCGTGGGCGCATAGCCCCGAGGTAGAAATCCTTACATTCTATGGTGATCTGTACATTGCAGATACAGATACCTTATTGAAAGATTACAAAGTAGTTATTCTCGACCGGCGCTTCGTACTTAGTTCGGAGCCTATTTCTAGTCTTGAAGGTGAAGCCCCGATACATCATGTAGGTTGGAGGTTACGGCCTGACAATCTTTTAGCAATGGGGCCATTGGATAATCTAGTTGGATTACAGTATCGCATCGACCACTTGGAGAACCTCCGAGCGGATATGATGGATATGACTGCCTTCCCAATGGTGAAGGTAAAAGGTGATAGTGTGGAGGATTTTGTATTCGCTCCTACTGAACAGATTCACATGGACTCAGATGATGATGTAGAGTTCATGCGCCCGGATACCACGGCACTGAATGCAGACTTGCAGATCAGATTGCACATGGACACGATGGAAGAGATGGCCGGTTCACCGAAACAGGCGATGGGCTTCCGCACACCGGGTGAGAAGACGGCATTCGAGGTATCAGTCTTAGAGAATGCCGCAGGACGTATCTTTCAGAATAAGATACGCCACTTCGAAGAAGTATTTATGGAGCCTTTGGTCAACACTATGTTTGCTCAGAGTATCCGGAATGCGGGCGCATTTGACACTGTGCGAGAGGTTAACCCTAACGATGGATCAGTCGATTTCAGGGATATCAAGATCGAGGATTTGAAACACTCAGGTCGATTACGCCCGATTGGTGCACGGCACTTTATAGAAAAAGCTCAGGCTGTGCAGAATCTCAACACAATATTTGCTTCTCCGTTCGCTCAGGATGAACTGTTTAAGGCCCATTGGAGTCCTCTCCAAATGGCTAAGGCAGTCGAAGACCTGCTTGATCTTGAGAAGTTTAATATGGTCAGCGAGAATGTTCGCGTTATTGAAGCCGCTGAGACCGCTGCCATGCAGGATGTGGCACAACAGCAGGTACAACGTGAAGCTCTAGTTGACGTGGAAGAGGAACAGTAATGAGCCTTAAAGTACTATGGACTAAAAATCTTAGTGCAAAAGAAAAAGAAGAATTACAATCAGAAATAAACCAAGCACGAAATGTTCTACTTCGACTTGACGCGATACTAGAACACAAACTAAATGACGTTCAACAGGCAACTAAACCCGATTTTATCGACGCTGGTTGGCCTTATAAAGCCGCTGATCGTAACGGCTATGAACGTGCGATCCAAGAAATCAGAAACATCATACCCAAGGAGTGACCCTCATGGAATTTGATAATACCCCGGCACCGGGCGATATCCCGGCACCAGTACAAGACCCGACCCCACAACTTCAGTTATCTGAACAACTTGTAGGTGAAGGCAAACCATTCAAGGACATTGAAGCTCTAGCTAAAGGCAAAACGGATGCCGATTCATTCATTGAGCAATTAAAGAATGAGAACGCACAGATGCGTGAAGCAGTGGCAACAAGTGAACAGGAATCGCTTAAAGCGGCTACTATGTCACAGGTTCTTGAAGCAGTACGCACACTGTCAGGCAGTGGCGGTGGGAATGATCCTGCACCAGCAGGGGACCCATCACTGGACGGTAATCAATCCGCTCTATCCGAGCAAGACATACTAAATTTAGTACAGCGTACTCTTGATAAAGACACAGCTACCCGTACAGAACAAGAAAACTTTGATTCTGTCCGAGATACGTTCCTAAGAACGTTCAAGGATGGCGACAAGGCGCGCCTAGAGTATAAAGCTACAGCCGAATCTCTGAAGCTAACAGAGTCACAGTTGGACCAATACTCACGTATGAATCCAGAACTTGTAGTACGCGCAGCAGGTCTCAAACCCGCTTCTACATCTCAACCCGCACCCTCTTACCTAGCCAACGATAAAAATAGTGAGGCTACGAAGAATGCAGGTGTAGATGCGCCTATGAACCACAAACAGTGGGAGGAACTACGGGGCCGTAAAGGCAACAAGTGGTACTTCGACAGCAAGGTTCAACAGGCGTATTGGAAAGATGTACAAGCATTAGGCGATTCATTTTTAGACAAAACTTAAAATAAGGAAAATCTAAATGGCTAATACAACCGCAACAACAGAGCAATTAAGGCGATCCGAAGTCTGGTCTGCTCAGTTAAAGGATGTGTTGAAGGATGAGTTGCAGGCGACGGGTTACGTTCACTTTATGCAAGAGTTCCCTGATGGGGATCAGTTCACCATGCCTAGCATCGGTGAAGCGACTGTGCGGGACTACACGGAAAACACCCCGGTAGTTTACGACGCTCTTGATACTGGTGAGTTCACATTTGTGATTAACAAGTACAAGTCAAGCGCAACATTCATTACCAAGAAAGCACTCCAAGATGGTTTCTATATGGCACAACTTACCGCAAGTTTCGTACCGAAACAAGCGCGTGCTATCATGGAAGTCCTCGAAACTGATATCTTTGCCCTTGCCGCCGCTGGCGCATCGGGCGGACAGACTGCATCTGATCTGAACCTCATCAATACCGCAGCCCACAGATTCGTATCTAGTGGTGCCTCGCAGGAGATGACTATCAGTGACTTTGCACGGGCGCTTCATGGTCTGAAGAAAGCAAACGTTCCTGATGTGAACCTCATCGCTGTTGTCGATCCCTCGGTCGAATTCACGATGAATACACAGACGAATCTTGTAAACGTTTCTAACAACCCGCGTTGGGAAGGTGTCATCTCAGAAGGCATCGCTACCGGCATTCGGTTCGTTAAGAATATTTACGGTTTTGACGTGTTCACTACGAACTTCCTTGCTGACGCAGGTGCTGCTCAAGACGGTGCTGAAACGATTAACACTGTGGCCGTTACAAACGGCAAGTGTAATATCTTTTTCAGTGCCGCTGCAACAGATATCATGCCCTTCATTGGTGCATGGCGACAACTTCCCGAAGTAGATGGGGAGTTTAACAAAGACTTCCAGCGTGAGGAACATGTGACGACTGCCCGATACGGACTCAAAGTATTCCGTCCGGAAAATCTGATCGTTGTTCTCTCTGACAGCTCGATTGTTTAACCTAGAGGAGTAATTATTATGGGTAACAAATTTTATAATAAAGACGGTCTCGTGATTAGGTTCGGCACCCGTGTAGAAGGGGAAGATGAAGATGTAGCAAGCCAGACTTCAACGGCTGGTAAGGTCCAAGAGATTACTCTCAAGGTCCGTGATGCTACAACTATTCCCGTTACGGACGCGACGAGCGTATCCGCAGGCGAGTTTGCTAACTCAGCATTTATTCCGGCTAATGCCACGATTATAAGCGCACGTATCAAAACAGATACGCCGCTTGCTTCTGGTGGTGCAGCCGATCTTATCGTAGGTACATACACTATTGACGCCGCAACTGGTCTGTTAGTAGTTGTTGATGCCAACGGTATTTTGGATGAAGCTGATTCAGCTTTGGCAGACTTTTCGGTCGCAGGTGAAACAACCTTCGTCGATAAGGCTTCCACTGCTGCTTTGGTTGGCAAAACTACAGTTGGTGCTAACCCCGTAGTGGTCGCTGTGGCCCGTCTGGTAGCTGCTTATACAGCAGGTGCTTTGACGATCACAGTTGAGTACGCCGAGGAAGGCTAAAAAACTTAGAGGGGGCTTTCCGGCCCCCTCTTAATCTTGGAGATTTAATATGACGCAACCAGTTAAAGAAGACTCAAAACTGGCAGATAGCAAGGACAATCCCCAGATTGGGGAACGTAGTTCTTCGGTTACTGCTGTCACTGAAGCACCAGCATTAAATGCTACCTTCGATGACGTAGAAGTTGAAGCAGCTATTGCCGTTAACGCGGTAGCAATCAATCTGGTTATCAGTGCATTAGAAGCCCACGGCCTTATCGCGGATAACTAAAATGGCCCGCAGTTTACTAGATTACGTTCAGGATATAATGAGCGATATGGGTAGTGACCTTGTAAACGATATCGGGGATTCACTAGAAGCACAACGTGTAGCTAGTATATTAAGGCGAACGTTTTTCGATCTTATGGCAGAGCAAGATTTGCCAACAGCCGAGGAATTGTTCGCCTTAGTTCCATTTAGTGACCCTACACGACCTACCCATATGCGGATCGAGAATGATGTACGTAAGGTTCATTGGATACGATATGACAATCGTGCAGATGCATCAGATACGCAGATCAGATATATTGATATTGATTACATGGAGCCGGATGTATTTTTTCGGCATATTTGGGGCAAGAACTCTACGGATGCGGATATACTTGTAGTCGAGGACCCGACCAATATCAAACTAGCCATTCAAACGAATGCAAATCCACGTTTTTGGACTTCGTTTGATGGTGAGACAATTGTGTTTGACGCCATCGACCAGACGATCTCTACGACCCTAGAGGCATCGAAGGTAGTGGCACATGGCACCGTGACAAAAGGATGGTCGCATACTAATAATGCGGTTCCTGATCTTCCGGAAGCTATGACACCGATGTTCCTCGCTATTGCAGAGGAACGTGCATTCGAATGGGTTAAACAACAGGGCAATCGCGTTGTGCTAGATAATGCTCGACGTTATCGTATTTCAGGACGAGCAGATAAGCATCGCCTGACAAGTGGTTTTGCGGATTATCCTGACTTCGGCAGATCAAGTCCGAAACTTTCCAGACGATCACGTTTGGGAGATAATGTATTTAACAGAGGAGGTAGGAGATGAATATAATTACGAATTACACAGAAGCAGTGCATATGCGCCACAAATCACAAGAAGAGATCATAATGGAAATGGACGAACCTCTGAAGGCAAACTTTTCTTTATATGATTACCATTTTCCTAATGGTATTGTGTGTGGTGTAGGGAAATCCCGGCGACCGGGCCATGCCAGTATGTATCAGATTATAGTAACTGAATTTGCTGGTAAACCAAATATCAAATTCCCGGTAGAATATTCGGGAGAATATACTACGCCCACCCGCGCCGAGAAGAGTCTGTTGATGTTCTGTAAGTCTGCTTGGGATCACGCTGAAGGTGTGAAGACTAAGCAAGTACGCAAGACGGAAGCAGCCAAGGAACTCAGTAACAAAGAACAGATGGACGCTATGCTTGCCCATAAGGAAAAAGTTGAAGAGATTGTTGTAGCGTCTCCGGAGTTGATAGGCATTCCGAAAGTGGCCAATCAAAGCACCCCCACGTTACCTCAAAATAAGGTAGTCGAGGATGCCCCAGAGACAAGCAACTAAAAGTTATCGTAGGTTCGTAGCCGGTTTACATACAGATGTTACGCCCCTCACGTTCCCCGAGGATTCCGTCACAGAGATCGAGAACTTCGATCTTAATGTTGACGGCTCTCTTCGTAGACGTAAGGGTTTGGCGTTTGAGACCGGATCAGTATTCAAGGATATTAGTTCCGGATTTGTTAATGGTACGGATGCAGTAACGGAGCATTTCTGGCGTAATGCCGGAGGCACCGATGTGCATTTTCATATCACACAGACGGGCAATAACTTAGTATTCTATACAGATGCCCGAGACGTACTCGGCCAGCGATCTGATGTAATAGACTTACTTGTTCACAAGGCGACGAACTCTCTCGCTACTAATGCGCAGATTGCAGCAGAGCCGGTGGACATATCGTGGGGACGTGGCCAAGCGCTTGTCACCCAGAAACACCTAGACCCATTCTTCCTTGAATTCAATGCAGCAGCGAATACGATTACCACTTCATTAATCGAGATACAGGTAAGGGATTTCGCAGGCGTCGAAGACGGTTTAGCAGGTGATGTTCAACCCGTTACTTCAACCCCTGCTCACGATTATAATCTACGGAACCAAGGTTGGCCGGTAGTTAATATTACTTCCTTCCAAAGCTCACAGAGTAGATTCCCTAGTAGAAACATGAGATGGTATCGGGGCCTTGCGAGAACATCCCCGGCGGCATTCTACGATTTTGATGGTGTTCGAACATTTGATCCTTTGAAGATAGTTGCTGAACCTCTTGGATTAGACTTTGCCTCTTCAGGACACTTTCTACTTGATCCATTTAATACAGCTATTGTGGGTGGTACAGATAGTTTGGAGATTACTGCGTGGTCTATATCAGGAACAAGTTCCGGATCAGAAACGATTACTATAACAACGGCTACAGTACACGGGTTTTCCCCCGGAGATGATGTATCTATATCTGGACAAAATGCTATAGCATTGGTAAATATCGGATTTGGTAATACAGAGGTTCCATTTACTTTTAATGGAGTACATAGTATTGATGCAACTCCTACAACTACCACTTTTGATATTACTATCACTTTTCTTCAAGGTTTTGTTAGTTGGGTAGACCAATTTCAATTGCTTGGTACAGCACAAGGAGGCGTAGCCAACCCGGATGGAGAAAATTTAACAGTTCGCCCAACAACTAATGCCTTTTTTGCGGGGCGCGCATGGTATGCAGGAACACCAGGAGGCAAAGTAGGACAGAGTATCCTGTTTTCGCAAGTTATAGAACGAAATGCTCAGTTTGGGCGTTGTTATCAGGAAGCAGACCCTACAAATGAGGAAAGACCCGATATTACAGAGGCCGACGGAGGACAAATCTTCATTCCGGAGGCAGGAAGAGTATTAAAGTTGCAACCTTTTGGCCCGTCGATGCTAGTTATGTGTGTCAATGGTATCTGGGAGATAGATGGTGGGGGCAATAGGTACTTTGATGCCCTAGATTTCTCTGTACGGCGAATAACAGAGAGCGGTTGCGTAGCAACTGAGAGTGTAATCGAGGCCGAGTCCCAAATCTTCTATGCTTCCGATCAAGGGGGTATTAGAGTATTTCAGGACCCACAGGCACGGGTGTTAGTAGCCGAGAATATTACACTAGAGAAAATCAATACCAAGTGGAACTCAATAGATCGTTTTCATCTGGAAGCAATGAAGGCTTTATATGACCCGGTTGATAACCGACTGCTGTGGATGTACGATACTTCGGCATCTCCCACCCAAAGAACATTTAACTACACTGAAATACTTATATACGATATTCGTTTAGATGCATTTTATATTACGACCTTTTCTCAAGGTTCAGCCTTTGCAGAGCCTACGTTTGTCAAGGGCTTTGTACGTCCGGAAAGCTATAACCGTTCCGGAGACGCAATTATTAAATTCCTTACGTGGGGTGATGGGAATGTGGGCGCTGACAACCTCCGATGGTCAGAACTTACAGATGGTACTAACTTTAAGGATCTAAATGAACTAGATGCAGCCGCATTCTTCCTTACAGGCTTCGAGTCAATGGAAGACCCGAGCAAGGATAAACAGATTAAGAAGTTAACCACATTTAACCTACCCGCTTCTTCTATGAAGGCTAGGTTCGACTTCAATTGTGTGGCTAGGCCAGCTACTTGCCCTTGAACAGCTGAACCAGCTACTCCACCGAAACCACCACCGCCACCACGGGTGGCTGCTCGGGCTATGGCTGTGCCACGCTGTATAGCGAATTCACGTACCTGCTGCCTACGTGACCGTGCATTCTCTAGTTTTGCAATCGCTGCACGAGAACGTGCTGCGGCGGCTGATGCTTTAGCAGCTTTCCGGCCTTGTAAACCTCCGGCTACGGCGGCTGCGCCACCAATTACTGCTGCTACTGTTGCTATTGCCATTATAGTACCTTCGTGAATGTTTTCTCGGTGAGTTTATAGCCATTCTTATTGAGTAACTTCTCTGCGGTCTTAGGATCACTCGTTGACATATTACCCATTGAAACGATTTTTGCTCCCTTCTTCTTCACTACGTTCTCTAATCCGTCCATCAGCATTTGTCCAATGCCTCGCTTTCGCACCTCCGGGGCCACATACCAGAAGAACTCAGTAGCTACGTTTACATCTGGATCAAATGGTAATGCTGCTACTATACAGGCTGCTGTGGCTACAATTGCGCCGTCGTGTTCGACGACGAGCATAAGTTCAGCTTGTATCAATGCCGTGAGTAGTCCTAAAACTCCGGATGGATTGTACGGTAATACATCTGCATAGGGGGAATCAGCCCAAAAGGTTTCACCTATTCCTACGCACTCACTCAAGTCACGGTATTTTGCTAATCGCAGTTCCATTACATACTCTGTGTGCCAAGGAAATCTACCGACCACCCTATGATTTGGGCGTCTGCGCCGGGATTCGAATTGAACCTAAGCTGTGCGACAAGTCCTTGTCCGGGCACATCATGCTTAGTGAATATAACTGGATAACCATCGTCTGCCTGTGTCTGTCCCGTTCCTAGGAACAATCGGGGTGGACGGTATGCTTCTTGTTTTGCTCCAAACTTGCCTGTAATTGAGGACTCTGCGAAGTCCCATCTGACACGCATTGTCAGACTAGAATCCGGTATACGGGTCATGAATGTGGTTAACTTCTTAATCTGTTTATCCTTGCTCGGGTCTTCCATTGACTCGAAGCCTGTAAGGAAGAATGCGGCTGCATCTAGTTCATTTAGATCCTTAAAGTTAGTACCATCTGTAAGTT